ACCTATTTCAATATTTCTTTCTAATTTATTTAAATTATTCATTAAATAATCATATTCATCTTTTGTTAAAAACCCTTTATGATATAAAATTGATATTCCTCCATTCTTCATATCATATTCAGTAATAATTGCATTTTTAATATATTTAATATTTTTATTAATATAATTATGCTTTGAGCTTAAAGACATTTTATTTTTTCCTCCTTTTATATAATATTATATTTTATTTAAAATTTAAAAATTAAATTTAAAAAATTAAATTATTTTAATCACAAAAATAATATATATTTATATATATTTATATTTAATTTAATAATTTAACAACAAATTAAATTATTTTACAAAAGAGGTGTTATTTATGGATACATTGAGCCGTAGAGAATTATTTAAAAAATATTCATATGGTTTAGTCAATACAGAAGATATAGATGAACTCCAGAATCTTTTTGATTATGCTTCTGGTGTAGTTGTTAAAGATTCTGATATGGCAGATAAATATGAAACTGATATTTCTGCAAGAAATTCAAATGTATATATTAAAGCTTGTTATAAGCAAGATAATTATACAGAAACTCAAAGAGAAAAATTAAAAGGAATGTATGAGGAAACTAATAAATACTATCGTTGGTTATTAACTGATTATAATATTGATCCTTTAAATTCAAGAATGGCTGAAGATTATAGTATACTAACTTGTATCAATACAACAGATAGTAATGGCAATGTATTACTAGAAGAATGGCAAGAACAGTTATTTTTAAAGTGTTATAATGAATCATTATTCTATTGGAATAATGTAACTAGAACAAAATCTTTTAAAAATGAAGATTTATATAGAGGATTTTCTGAAGTATATCTTTTATTCATGGCAATTCAAAGATATATTACTTATAGAATGAAAAATCAATTTGATGTAGATACTTTTAATAAATTCCAGTGTAAGAACTATTTTATTTCAAATGGTGTTGATTATTTTGATAGTCTCCCAATTACTTATCAAAGAAGATTAATTAAATTATTAAATGATTTACAAAGAGATAAAGGTGACGATACAGCATTTGAATATATTAAAGAAGTCTTAATGGTAAATAATCTTAATATTTACAAATATGTATTAGCAAAGTATCAACCAACCAAAGAAAATCCAAAGGGTGATTTAATTTTTTATCAAGTACCTTATGATGAAGAATTAAATACTGACACTAATGAAACTTATACTTTTGAAGAAATTACTGGTGATGATCCATATTGGAGAGCTAGTAAAGATGAAGTACTTTATCAGTCTTTCAATACTTTAGATACTAAGTATATTTCTATTGAATACGTTGTAGATATGATTAAAAATGGTAAAGCACTTTCTTATTTTATGTATCTTTTAAATGATGCTATGTTACAAGATAGAGAAAATGGAGTAAATACTTCTTTATCATTTAAAAATACTGATATTAGTTCAAATACTATTAAACTATATGATGCTATGTTAGCTTTATATTCTTTATTCTATACATATATCAAAAATGACCAATTTGATGGAGAACCTGCAGATGCAATTGATCAAGATGGTGATGGTTTTGTATATGATGAAGATTCAGAAAATAATCGTAATATTTATTCAGAAGATAATAGTGATAATCCTTTAATTATTAATATCTATGGTTATTCAAGTTATATTAATGATGAAACAGTTAAAGATCAAATTATTAAAATAGTTAATATAATTGATGAAATTTCCGAGAAATATGAAAATAATGAAATAGTAATTTCATCTTCAATAATTTCATGGAATAATAATTTAAGAGATTTCTTATTAAATGATTTTAATTTAAGAGATTTTCATTATAGTGAAAACTATTCATTTGAAACAATTGAAAATCTTTATAATAACCCATATAAATTATTATCACTAAGTTCTACAGATAATGCTACTGTAGGCAATATGACTATAAAGAGTGAATTCTTAGAATTAGCTAATTTTATAAAAGCTAATGAAATTTATGATACTGTTAATTATAATTCTTATAATCAATCAATTAATGGTTATACAGATTTAGATGATGTTTATCATAAAGGATTTAATCTTTATACTGAAATTAAAAATGATAATTTACAAGAAGCCCTTTCTTATTTAAAGACTCTTATATTTAATGGAGATCTAAATGTAGAATTCTTATCAATTCATAGTAATTTTAAGATTTTATTTAAGAAGTATTTAGCTTATTGTATTATTAATAATGATATTGTAACTTCTGAAGACTTAGGTGATGAAGATAATTTCTATACTTATTATAATCCTAAGTATGATTTATTTTATACATTTATGATTCATAATGATGTAATTTATAATGAATTAGTAGATTATTGTCATGAAATGTATGGTTATAAAGTTGCTTATTTTAATAACTTTTTAGATAATAGATATAATGAAGATGGTCTTAATTATTTTATGAAGTTTATTAATTTAGTTAAAAATAATTTCTTTACTAGTGATATACTTTATAAATACAGAAATCTATTAACATTCCTTGAAGTATTTTCAGTACTTTCAAAGGAAATTAATTCTAAGAATTCTTCTTCAAGTCTTGAAGTAACTGGACTAACTAATTTATCATCTAACTATTCAGATATTAATATATCTACTTTAATGCAAGTTCTTAATAAAAATGAACAAATAAGATCAGAACTTGAAAGATATATAACTGAATGTGAAGAACGTGAAATTTATCTTGAGTTAAAGAAATTATTAAATATTAAATTTAAATCTGATTTTAATTTTGATATTTATCATGAATTTGAAAGCTTTAAGGAATATTTATTAAATAATGATGAAGAATTATATAACTTTGTAACAGAATTTGGAACATTTAATACAGATAATGAAAGAAGAGAAGAAATTGAAGAAAGAATTCTTGAATTATCTACTGCTATTGAAACATATATTGCTTCTAATGGTAATATAGTTTATAATAGTACATTTAATGTAATATTTTCTAATATGAAAGAATTTGCTTCATTACTAATTGAAGTATTTAAAGCTTATACATTAGATACTCTTTATTCTAATAATGTTTTAGATTTTGATGATCCAGTTGGAGAACAAATTAAAATATTTGATGAAATGGATGATATTGATTTTGAGCATTTTCAATTAGATGCTGAACCAGAATATTTAGATATTCAAGATGATATTAGAAAAGATAATGGCGATATAGATTCTAGTTATAATTTATTTATAAGAAATCTTATATTAAATACATTTGAAAGTGATGAAGAATTATCATTAAAAGATGAATATTTACAATATATTAAAGCTTATGTAAATATTTATGAAGGTTCAGAAAATCTTCCATATGCAGTTACTAATTTATCTCCTTCTGAGTTTAAGATAAAATATGGTGATGTAATTTTATCAAGTCCTTTAGGTCTTAGCAATGAAACCTATAAGTATAATTATATAGAAGATTCTTACTGGTATTTACAAAATAGTTATACTGGAGAATGTGATATTAGTTCTATGAAAAGTTTTAATTATTATGATAAAAATCAAAATAAAACAATAAGCTACAATATATGCATTAATAAAGAAAATGATTTAGATGAAAGTAATGATAGAGATAGCAGAGGTTATATTGTTTATAAAAATTCTACTTATTATATTTATAAACCATCATCAAATAATACTTATAAGATAGAAGAAATAGGAGAAAATGATAATATTGCATATATTAGTAATATCTCTAACGTTGACATTTCAGATGGAAATGTAACTAGAAGTAAATATAAATTTACTTTAAATATTTATAATCATGAAACTAATAAATTTGAACCAGCAGAAAAATCTGGATTTTTATCTGTTTCATTTTTTAATAATAATTTTATTAATTATTTAGTTGAGCATGATATGACTGAAGGAGATTTTAATGTTTATTATGACCCATATCTTGAATGTGGTTATTATTCCAACGTTTATTATTACAATCCTTTAACAAATATAAATAGTGAAGATAACGATTTAATGTTTTTATCATTAAATACTGATTATTATTTAAATAATTATAATGATACAAGCAGAAAGACTGATAATAGACGTGAAACTTTATTTTATATGAGAGATAATAGAGGATATAATTTTACTGAAACTGGTAGAATTTATTATAATGAAAAAATACACAAAGAAATTGTTACTGTTCCAGATATTGATTATATTAATTATTTAAATGAAAATGATATGGTAAATGGTGATTATATTTATAAATTAAAAGATAGTGCTGATTATACATATTATTCAACTACGGAAATTGATAATACTAATAAATATAAAATTAATGATAACGCTGAAAGTTTGACAAATATATATACTACTTCCATTAAAGGAAATGAAGTTAAATCTATTGAATTGGAGCTTGGTAAAAAATATTATTTAAATATACATTATTCATATTCAGATTTAATAAAAATGTATGAAGATATGAATTACTCAGATATATTTAAAGAAAGAACAATTTATATTAAAATGAATAAATCAGATGTTGATAGTTTTATAAATAAAGTTGGTATTGATACTGCACTTATGTTTGATTTTGAGTTAGTTTCAATAATTGATGTAGAAGATTCTGAGTATAAAAATGTTATTGAAAATATAGATGCTATTGATACAGAATATAAAATTTATGCAGTAACTTTTAAAACTAAAAAAGGCGTTAAAAAAAGCATGACTGATTTATTGGATGAAAATTCTTTAAGTGAATTATTAAATTTTATTGATAAAGTTGGTAGTTCTAGAGATAGTGATTTAGGATATAATAAAGATAATCCTTTTATGTTTTCAAATATTTCTAATCAAACTGAAGGTATTAAAGTTATATATGATCCCTTAGATGAAATGTTAAAATATAAAATTTATTTTGTAGTAGATAATAGTACTGGTTCTACAACTATTTATAAATATGATCACGAGTGTAGTACTACCGACAAATTATATAAAATAGGTTATGGTTATACTCTTAATAAAAGTGATAAATTTTCAATTAATATTCTTTATGAAGCATTAAGATATTATAATTATGAAGATTTTCATAATCAGATAGAATATACAGATGAAATTATTAATGGAAAAACTAGTGTATTACCATTAGCTATTTCTATTAATTCTGGTGAAGAATTACTTCCAGAACCTATATTAACTGAAGAAGATGGTATTTTAAAAGTATTCCATACAGATTATACTGAAGAACAACTTAAAAAGTTTTCAATTATGAATGATAGCGCATTTAATTATTACACTGGTAATATATTTGACTTTTTCTATACAATTAAAAATTATTCAGCTAATAATTATACTGATAATAATAATAAAAATCATTATTATATTGATTATATTAATAGTAATAAAAGTGAAACTAATTTTGATATTATAATAACAAAAGATCTTTTAACTTCTGATTTAATGATGAATGCTGGAACAAGCTTTAATGCTTTAGATGATAATTTTAAATTAAGTATTCCAAGCACTATTAATAATAATGCTTATTTAGTAACATTATACCAAAATATTGAAAAACCAGATACTTCTACTAATATTACAATTGAAATTACTGACAAGACTGATTCAGATGATGATGAATCTTCTATCACACAAAATTTTGCATATATTGCAGTTGAAAATAAAGGTATTACCGACTATACTGCTGAAAGTTATACAAATAAAACTAGACCTTTATTATATGAAGTTAGTAAATTTGCTAGTAGTTTAGGATTAAGAAATATTAGTACTAATAATATAATCTCTAAGAGTGCTATAGCTGCTGCAGCAGCTATTAATGAAATGTCTAAAGTTGGTAGGTTTACTGTTAAAACTTATTTAAATGATACATCTGAAGAAAACATTTTAACACTTGAAGGTCAACATGATGAAAGTAATATAGTATATGATGAAAATTATAATTATGTAAGACTAAAGACTTTTAATAAATTTAATGATTATAGTGATTTTGGCTCAGATATACTTGGTAATAATGAAAAAGATAAAGAATTCTTTTATGATTATGATTATGCTAAAGAAATTGGAGCAACTGAAAAGATTATTGATTCTGGTATTTGTGATGGTCCATTATCAAATGATTTAGTAGAAACTCATATTATTATTAAAAATAATGACGAAATAATTTATGATTCTTATAATAATTGCTTTAATGAATCATTAAAATTAAATAACGATAATGAAACTATTAAACGTAATAGTACTTATAACGTATATGTAGAAACTTTAATACAAAATACTGGAGCTAATAATGGTAATTTCTTATTTAATTTAGATATAGATGATGATAAAACTGTTGGTTGTACTTTTTCAAATAAAAAAATAACTTATGATTCTGATATATATGGAAATTCTATAGCTATTTTAAATTTTGATTTTACTCCTACTAAAAAGGAATGTAATCTTAAATTTAAAATGTCAGGTATTATTATATTTGAAACTATTTTAGATTATGATTTTACAGATGAGAATTCTGATACACATAAATTATTATTAATTTCTCCTAGTAAAAATCGTAATTTACAAAGTGATGCTACTAAAAACCAAAAAGATGTCCATACACATTGCGGTTCAATTGTTTATTATGGTGATGGAAGTGGATTACAATCAATGCCATTTACTTATACTACACATGAATTTGATACTAGTGATGATGACAAAAAACAAAGAAGAGTAATGATATCTACTGGCTTACCAATGTCAGCACATAATAATAGAGCTACAAATGAGTATTCAAATTATAATCCTATAACTAACTATTGTTTTGCTATTGATAATTATTGGCTTACTACAGATAATTATACTATAACAATGCCATTTTTATTATATAAAGAAGAAATAGAAAATACAACAACAAATGAAGAGAATATTCTAGCAACATTTAATACTAAAATTAATTATGATATAAATGGAACTAAATATTGGAGTAAAACTAATAATAATTATATTCTAAAATATGGTAATAATAAATTAGAAACTTCATATTCATATTTATTTAATGATGATGGAATATTTAAAGATATTAACAATAGAGCACCATCAGTTACAGTTACAAATACTTCTAATAAATATATTACTAACGCAAGAATACCTTCAACCATAGTTTATTTTGGAGAAGGCGTATTTAAAAATAATAAAAATTTTGATTCATTTACATTTGGTCCTTTAGCTACTTATTATGGAGAATCTTTATTTGAAAATTCATTATTGAAAGAAGTTTATTTTTTAAATAATGCTTTAACATGCTCAAATTATAGAAGAACTATAGATAAAAAAACTCCTCCTGTATATTCTGATTCATCATTTAATATAAATTATATACCTTATAATAGTAATGATAATATTTATGGATTTGCTACTTTCGGGAGTAAATCATTTAAAAATATTAGTACTTTTAAAGATAATCATTTTAGTATTAAACTTCCTTATAATCTTGGATTTATTGAAAGTGAAGCATTTTATCTTTCTACATTAAATCAAATTATATTTGATAATTGTAATTATATTTATACTACTAGTATTAATGCTTTTTCTGAAAATGAATATTTAAATAGACGTTATATAGTAGATTCTAAAGGTAATGATTATAGAGATGAAGATGATAATTTAGTATATGAAGGACAAGCTAAAATGGATGATTCAAAGTATTCTTATGATTCAGAAGGAAACTTCCAAGAATATAATACTACAGTATTTGATGAAAAATTACAACCTACTAATGGTTATAAATTTTCAGATCAACTTAGCATTAAATTTAAACATGGTGATAATGTATTTATAAATAGATTTCATTCTAATGTATTTATAGATGATATATATGCTAAAACTATAGATACTGGCAATGCTTATGCAATAGGTTATAGCTGTTTTTCCGGTTGTAGTAGATTAATGAATTTATTATTACCAGAAGTTATATATTTTGGTAACTTTTTTGTAGAAAACGTTCAAAGTTCTATGGATGTTGATCCTAGAGTTAAATCTTTTATAATAAATTATAATAATAAAAAATATCTTGCTTATTATTATAAAGATTCTGATATTGAAAGTGGTTATCGTGTTAATATTGATGGAAAAGCTTATGAAATTATGACTAGCTGCTTTAATGGTACTTATATAGGAAACCATGCAATTTATGTTAACTGTAAAACTGGTTGGTTATATTATAATCATGATGATAAAAATTTTCATGGTAAAATGGTTGATATTTATGAAGAAAATAAAGATGAAGTAGATGGTGAAGATTATTATATTGATCCTAAATATATATACTATGAAAGAGATGGTTATACAGACTATAATGAATATATAGATTACATTGAAAGTGTTATAGAAGAAAAACCTGAAATATATAACAATGGAGAAGATAGTACATTATTGGTAACTAAATTTAAAGATTATTATTTAGAATATGTTAACTCTGGTTATAATGCTGAAAAAGTAATGGTAACAACTGCTTCTAATGTTTCTAAAGTTTGTGAAAATTGTATATCTTTAATAAATGTTGAGTTTGGTAATAAATTATATATTATTTCAGATAATAACTTTATAAATTGTGGTAAATTAAGAATTAATAATAATCATTTATACTCAATAGATAGTGACTATACAGAAGATAGTATTATTGATTTAGGTGAATTAATAAAAGATGATAGTGATTTTTCAATTGAAGATAATAATGTAAAATATATTGAAAAATTCTATGATGTAAATAAACCATATGTAAATTGGAACAGTCTTATTGCAGTTGAAATTAATGATATTATTTATAATGATGCATTTAATATAATATATCATGGAACAAACGATGAATTTAAAGAAGTTAGAAAGAAAATTAACTGGAATGCAAGAGGTAATAAACAAAAATATAAAAATATCTCAACTGTTTCAAATAAACGTATAGAAAGTCCATATAGTAAAGTTGGTGATTTACCATATTTACATGAAAAAGATGATAACTTTACTGGTAATAACTATTTTACTCTAACAATGAATGATTCTGAACTTTATTTTGATTCTTTAGAAACATATAAAAAGAATGACAACACTTATGAAAAAGATAATAATTATACATTTACTATTTATAGTTTAAAAGATTTTAATCCAGATAATAATTTTACTTATGATGGTGATCCTTTAAATTCTCTTTATTTAAGAGCTAAAAATACTTATAATAATATTGATAGCGTATTAGCTACTATACATGAAAATAAAATAGCTGGTAGCACTTATAGCGATGAAAGAAAAAGATCTAATGAATATTGGTATATAGATCCTTTAAAAGTTGAAAAATATTTGCCAAGTAGTACTGAAAATGTACCAAAATTTTCTACGAATGAATATCATAGAACTAAAACTGAAAGCTTAGATGCATTTCCTGATAGATATTATACAGATGATGATGATATTAAAAAAGAAATATTTAAAAATTATATTAAAGATTTAAATATTATTAAATTTAATCAGAATAAATTTAGTGATAATGAATCAGAATATGCAAATAAAAATTTATATCTATTTAAAGCTACTGTAAAAAGTAAAATGAGAAATATAAATATAGATAATATTGATTACGAAATTCCTTCTAGAAATTTTATTGATGGTTATCAATATTTTAATTTAGATTTTGATAATGATGATTACACAGGTTATTATGTGTCTAATTATGAGAGATCTGGTAAGAAAATTGCTTTATTTAATGAAACTATTCAAGAATTAATTTCAGATGTAGTAGATAATTCAATTAATAATCCAATATTTAAAGATAATATTTCATATATGTATCGATATGGATATAATGGAGCTAGTAGAATATTATTAGATACTACACTTGAAGATTTAGCAAACTCAAAGTATAAAAGCAATTATAAAAATTTCTGTCATTTCTATGAAGGTAGAAAATTTGAAAAGAATCCAGATGATCCAGATGATGTTTGTGGTACTTTAAGTTTAAATGAAAGTGATTTTAATGAATTAGTAAATAAAGATAATACTTCAAAGCCTTTAACGCCTTCAGTTTTAAATTATGCTACTTCCTATCAATTAGACGGATTTGGTTGTATTGCTTATGGAATGTTAGGTATGGAAAACCCTAGAGGTAGATTTAATGCAGAGAATTATAATGGTATAACATTATATGATATTTCCGCAAATTATCCTATAAAAGATTTTACAGATAGCGAAGATAATTATTTATTAAAAGACACTAATACTATATTCTTAAAAGATTGTGATATAACTAATAAAAATAGTAATTATTATATTAATATTAGAAATGTATATGACTATAATGAAAAATATACTAATACAAATCAATTTAGAACAATCCCTAACGCTACAACTAATATAATAATTAGTAAAGAAAATGATGATAAACTTAAAACGTCTAGCTTAAATAGATTCTCATTTATTTATAGATTATTTGGCGTTATTTATGATAGTACTGCCAATAAAATTGTAGGTTATAGAATTAATGGTTGGATGAAAGAAAATGAAAAGAAAGGTTATCGTTCATTTTCAGATACAGTAACTATCTTAGCTGAAGATTATTATGATACATTAAATGTTGAAGATAAAGAATTTACATTTAATAATACAACATATAATTTACATGATATTTATAATGACTTATTAAAAAATACTGTAATTTCAAATAACTTAGTTAAAATTTCATTTGCTGGTGGTATTAGAGAAATTGATTTAAGCTCAACAACAAAAGAAAATATTTCAACTAATATTGATTTTATTAAGTAATAAATTAATCCTAAAGAGTTTTAAAACTCTTTAGGATTTTATTTGCACGTCAACAATATTTTATATTTTTTAAAAGAGGTGAATATAACTATGGGATACTTATATTGTAAATGTAATACGTGTAATTCTATATTTGATGGTTCATTATTGGAAACACCTTGTCCTATTTGTAATGACCATTTAAATTATGCTGAATCAAATCGTATTAAAAATTATTTTGATATTCCTAAATTAAATGATCCTGATGATTTTATTCATTATGATTCATTTATATCAGTACAAGATAAATTACCATTCTCTCAAAGTTATAATAGAAATTATCTTATTAGGAATAATAATAGATCTTATCATGTATTAAGTGTAGTTCCTATATTTAAAAATGTTAATAATATGAATATACTTACTAATCTTTGTATTACATGGGATAATGATTATATTAATAATACTTTTGGTATAGTTCCTGATGTTAAAGATTGTTTAAAGTTTAAATTAACTGAAATTTCTTATAAAAACATCTTACAAGATTTTGATAAAGATAATAATCCAGTATTAAAAGATTATAGAATAAAAGTATGTAACAAAATTGTTCCAGATGAAACTTATGAAAGATTTTTAAGAAATCTTGAAGAGTTTAGTAGTTCTTATGATATTTCTGATTTATTTTCATTATATAATTCTATTAATTGGAATTTATTAGATGATATTAAAGTTAAAAAGACTTATTATGAATATGCAGCTATAAATTATTTATTACATATCTTTGAATTAATTCATGTTCCTAATATTGATATAATTGATTATGATACTAGATTATTAAATTTCCAATCAATTGAAAAGGATTTAAATTTTGAAAGGTATGGAGAGAATAGAATAGATATTTATTTAACTTCTAAAGAGTTCTTAGATAAATATATTAATAATGATGAAAGTCCTTTATTAGAAAATTTTGATTTTAATAATTATGAAGATGTCTATGATTATTTTTCAATTATTAAAGAAGGTGCAATAGCTCCAAATGCTGTTGGATTAAATATAGCTGCACAAAGATCTAGTTCAGTATTTAATAAGCTATATGAATTAGGATATAATCCTAAAATGAATGTATATTCATTAGGTGAAACCACTTCATTAATTCCTACATTCCAAATAGAAGATTCTATATATTACATTGAATGTAATGATAATATAATGAAAGGTATTAATGAATTTGATTCTATTGAAGATATGTATAGTGTATTAAATGAAGTTTATAATGAAGATAATTATGATAATCTATTTATTACTATTGAGGGTTTAACTGACAGTGTTTTAAAGTTTATTTTGAATAATTCTAAAGATAATAAAGAATTCTTAACTAGATTAATAGATTTAAATAATAAACAAAAAGAAAACTTTATTTATACTAATACAGTTCAAGATGAGCAAGATTTCAAAGATAGTATTATATCTGAATTTGATATTAAAGAAATGACACCACAGAATTTATTCAAATATGGTAAAACACATTATAAATTAAGAAATTGTCAAAAACTTCCTGGAAATCAACATGGTTTTATGTTTATTGATAGTAATGAAAATATAGCAGGATATATTATAATTGAAGATAAAATTTATAATTTACAAACTGCTTTAAATAGAACCATTAAAACAGTTGTAGCTTTAGAAGCTAGTTCTGATTATAAGCTTCAAGGAATTGAAATAGCTATGATTAATTATGTTAAAAGAAAATTAAATATAACTGATTTAAGAATAGAATGTAGAAATTTCTCATTAGCTGATAAAATAGAAGCAACTGATGAATATAGAAAAATTGACAATCCTGATTTACCTTTTACTTTATTTGAAAGTATTAATGAATCTAATAAAGATCAATTAGTATTAAATGAAGCTATTAATGCTAATAAAAGAAAACAAATTGAAGAAAAAGTTTATAAAGTCTTTGATCTTTTAGATAAAACAGGTGCTAATACTCAAAAGTATAAGAACTTATTTAAATCAATGTCAGATGAGAAATTTGATAAATATATTAAAGATCTTATTTTAGATGATAAGAAGAATTTTTATCTTGAAGTATTACCTAATAAAAATTGTCCTAGAATTAAAGATTGTAAAGAAGCTTTAGATTATCTTAAAGTTCCTACTGAAGAATATCTTTATTATAGACATGATGGTCATGAAGAAAATCCAATAAGAACTAGATATAAAGTTCCTATTTTATATATAAACTTAAGAAGACTACGTGTGAAACGTAAAACTATTTTAGAGAATAAGCTAGAATTACCCATAATAAAATTCTGTATTGCTATTAATAATATCTCACATGCAAAGTAGTGATATTTTGTGTGAAGCTGAGTGAAGTCGCTTTTTATAATGAAGCGGTTAGGGAATTGTATATGGTTAGGAACACGAATCATTTATGAAGGCTTTTAATAGGAAAGAGAGAAGTAGTCCTCAAATTCTAATATATTTAATGGGTTAATATATTTCTATAAACGATATTAAATAGCTATAGATGAAACCTAAGTACAATTATAAACCTATCTAAAATGGAACGTTTGAGATCTTATATTTATAATTGATATAAGAAGTCGGAAAGAACATAGTACCTATGAAGTTATGATAATAAGTAATGGAGGGAAGGTTCTTAGTCAATAAATTAAATTTATTGATGGAAAGCCGTATGAAGGGAAACTTTCACGTACGGTTTGGGTTGGGGGAAAACTTGAAGATAATATCAAAAAGTTACCTATCAACACAGCAGATGCTTAGCAAAAAGAATACTTATAGTTTAGATATAAATAAACGTAATATGAAAACGGGTCAGGTTACATCAGATGATAAAATCGCTTAACATATCGGGCGATTTAAAAATTTACAAATGCTGGAACACCCTTAGAGCCTTTATAAAGGATTGGGCAATCAGCAGTTGATTGAATTATTTATAAGTTTTTAGAAAATTTAATCAATTCAACGACTATCGAAACCAAATAATAAATATAACTCTATAATATAGAGAATAAGGTAAGTTGAAATACTTACACGAAGGAAGTAGAGTACAGCCAAGCTATTGGGTAGAGGTTTGAAGTAATAATTCAGTAATTCCTTTTTAAATGGAAACGTAAATCTAAAGAAGATATAGTCTCAACTTCTATGGAAACATAGAGAAGTTCATAAGAGAACTGCTTAAGAATTAGCGAACTTAAGTGAAGATATTGCGAATCAGCGATTCAGAGTCCTATTCTTTATTATCATATAAAGAAGATCCTATTTGCTTAAAAGAATTTTTAGGTCCAAGAGCAGATAGCGCAGATGCTAAAGCTTATATGTATAAAGAAATATCTAAGCAAGGTTATGTATATATGAAAGATCTTCCAAATGATATTTCTAAGAAACAAACTTTAAATACAGTTAGTACTTTATTATTATCAGCAGGTATTGATAATGATATGACTGTTCCAGATTCTACAATTGAAGCTTTAAAGAATCTTAATAAATAATAAAATTTAGAGTAAACAGAATATTCTGTTTACTCTATTTATTTTTAATAATCTAAATTATTTAAATATTCAATAGCATCATTATAACCTTGAATGAAATCTTCATTTAATGGCTTTCCTAAATCTTTCCATTGTTTAAATGTAACTAATTCTCTTTTAGATTTATGTTTAGCCTTCCATTCATTATATCTTTTTCTATCTCTTTTGTCTAAAATAATTTTAGCAGTAATTGCTGTAGCACCTACAGCAGCACCACCTATTGCTACTTTTTTACCATTTTTCTTAATCTTTTGCTTAGTATTGTCTATTTTCTTTGTAGCATTTTTATAACGTTTATTTACATCATTAGTTATTTCAGCAGCATCTCTAGTTACTTTCTTAACATCGGAAGAAGCATTCTGAACATTAGTCATAGTATTATTAGCTTTATTAGTAACACCTTTTACATCATCCATAGCACTATTTACTTTACCAGTAGCTGATTTAACATTAGAAGCTACACCTTTTACATCATCCATAGTACTATCAGCTTTGTTAGCAACACTTTTAGCAGTATTTGTAACTTCTTCAATATTTGAAGCGGATTTACTAATTTTTTTGCTAGTATTTTTTCTTTCTTCTTTTCTTTGTTTTCTTTCATTTTTCTTTTCTTCCATTTTTTCTTTTCTTTTTTGATTTACTTCACTAAATTTATTTTTAGTTTTTCCAGCCATATTTTTAGTTTTTTTAGCAATATTTCCAAAAAATCCTTCATTATAGTAAAAAAATTCATCAATATATTCTGCATTTTCATTAAGAAAATTATTATACATATCATCTATCATACAATCAAAATCTTCAGGACTAATATTTAAATTAGGATTTTCATTAATTAATCTTAAATATACTTTAGTTGAAAAATTAGGGTTACTATAACATTCTGAAAGGATTTTATATTGTTTAATTATATAATTCATATTAATCATCTCTTTCATAATTATTTAAATAAATCGTTTTTCTTTAACATATTCCATTCCACCACGCATAAAATCATCTTGAACTCTTATAGAACTTTCATAATAATACCAATTTGGACCATGATTAAGTTCTCTAAGCCAAGCATCCAATGGTGTACTAAAGAAAACTGCCATTCCTTCTTCATCTTCTCTACTAATAAATTTTCCTTTAACTTTTTCATTTAAATATATTTGAACATGTATACATTCATGTAATACTACATTATAATAAAGAGTACCTGGATAAATATTTGGTGCTTTCATATATACTTTATCACCATATGTAAATCCTGTTACCCATATAGGAGCCTCATAATTATAAAATACATTTAAATCATCAAAAGTGTCACATAGAGTTAGTTCATAAGGAAAAGCTATCCATCCAGCCATTTTACAAATTTCTTCTATACGTTCTTTAACCCATTTCATATTCTCTAAAAATTTTGGATCATTTCTTAAAGAAAAATTAGTAGTATAAATATGAAATAAACCATATAAAGTAAAGTTATCATAATTAGAACGATCAACAGTTTCTGGATGGATGCTTTCTTCTAAAACTATTTTATCTTGATTATATAATTTAGATTTAGAAGAGTTTTTTAATTTTTCTATTTTTAATGTAATATCATCTGTATTTAAATCTAATATTGGACCATCAAAAATTTCATAGATATATTTATTATTGTTAATTACTGTTTTTGCTATATCAGAAGGTTTTACACATTTTATATTATCTGGAGCTAATTGTACACCTGCATTTTTCAATATAGAATATACAAATGAAGAACATACTTGTTCATAAGGATTTTTTTCTTTTCCTTTATTAAAAGCTGCTTCAAATAATCTCTTAAAACTATATTTAGTTTTATCCTTATTATCACTAAAAAATTTAAGATTTCTATTAATATTTTTATATATTTCTTTATTAACAAAAAATACTGAAATATTAGTTGAATTTGTATTTTTTGTTAAGCTTTGTCTAGTTTCCTTTACAAAACCTCGATTAAATTTATCTAAAAAATTAAAGCTATAGAAATATCTAAGTTTAGGATCTAAACTTATTGAACAATGTGTAAAAGGAGATTTAGTTATTTTACTAATTGGTCCACTAATAATACTTTTTCCTCTTGTTAGTAAAATAAATATAGGATATATCTCTTCAGTTAAAGAAATATTTTCATTCATATAAGTGGTAAACAATTTAATTACCTCCTTATTAGAATCTATTCTTTCTCATATAATTTCTATAACTTCTTTCAGCAATATAATCATATGCTTCTTGCATAGCTTGTTGTGCGTTAGGATCTTCTGCTTGTTGCTGATCCTGTGCCATACCTGCTTGCATAGCTTGATTTAATTGATCTATACCATTCTTAATCATTAATAAAATATCTTTTTCTGTAGTTTTTCCTGGGTTATATCCATACATCTCTTTGCAATCATCTTCAAGTTCTTGCTTTAAAGAATCTTCAAGGTTTTTTCTAAATATTTCCCAACTATCTTTACCACCATTTAATTTATATCTTTGATATCTTTTTCTACCTGTTGTAGCAATTGTATTTTGAATTTCTTTTAAGCCTGCTTCATAAGCATCTTCTGGCGTTTGAGCGTTTTCAATACCTGATGGTTGAGTTGCACCTGCTCCTTGTGTACCATCATCCATTGGTTGTTGTGCATTAGGATCTTCTGCTTGTTGCTGGGCATTTGGATCTTGAGCTGCATTAGGATCTTCTGCTTGTTGTTCATCTTCTAATAATCTCATATATTTTTCGTACTGTAAAGCACTACTAGGAATTCTAAACATAATTTAAATTCACACCTTTCTTTTTTATTAATAATTAAAAGTTGATAATTTTTAATATTATTTAAAAACCCATAAAAGAGCTACCTGTAAATCTACGGAATGCTGCATTCATATAAGAATGAATTGATCCACCTATTGTTCCGCCATATTTAGCTAAATTTTGTTTTATATAAATACCCATTGCTTCATCACCTAAGAAGGATGAGCATTCACTTGTAGTTAATCCTGCTAAATTTTCTAGAAATGATAATAAACCATAATTATAAGCAATAACAGTCATATTTTTTGAAGATAATTCAATAGGATATAAATCTTCAATAGCCATTGTTACACTTAATTCTAATGGTAATCCATCACTATTCCATAGTTGGTTATCTCCACCTTTGACCCATGATAAATTAGTAATTACTCCACAGTTTACTCTAAACCATCCTGGAAAGTCTACTTGTATCATAAAAGGTTCTTGATAACTATATCTACCATCTTGTTTTGGAATAGCTGCTGTATGTAATAATAAAAATGGAAATAATACATTTCTAAATATATCATATTTATTACCATATGGTGTTCTAAATTTAAATGACATTGATATTGATCTATCTGATTTAGAATCAGACCATATTTTTCCATAATATGACATAGAACCTTTATTGGTTGCCATAAATACAGATGCTACAGAACCAACAACTGGAAGGCTTGCAATAATATTTGTAATATTTTCAACTAAACCTGTAGCAATATTATTTAACCAACTTGTAGCTGAGCCACCAGTATCTACATTTCCATAAGTACCATATAACTGATAATTTTCTCTCATTTCAGCAGCTTTACCATTCATACTTGAAATAATAGATGGCTCTGTATAAGTATTTGAAACACCTTCTTGAAAAGAACCAGTTTTTACACAATAAAAAGCAAAACCATTATCATTAAAAACATCCCAAGAATCATCTGCTGAGAAATAACCTGGAAGGTCTAATAATGTATAAACTTGTGATAATGAAGATGAAGCATATTTCATAAATTCAGACATATCTTCATGAAAAGAAATTAAATTTTGATCCGTGGCTTTATGCTCAGGGTCTACTGCAGATCTAAGTCCTAGCATGATACTAGAGCCAATACCAAATGATGAATTTTCAGCATCAGTAGTATCGGCTGACATTTTTTGATATAAAAGTCTATTAATATTAGGTGTTCCAAATTTAATAAATGCTATACAAGTATTATCTGATTCAAAAGTAGATTGATAAACTCTAGCTAAAGGATCTGCTAAAGTTGTATATTTATAAGGCATTCCAAATACTTTATTATCATAACCATATACCATACCTTTAAATGTTGAACCTGTTAAAGTTGTTACCATATGAGAAGACATAGCTTGTCCAGTTGTCGTAAGACCTTCTGAATCTTGTGTATCAGTAGTATCAATAACATTAGAATGTTCACTATCTTCTGAATAAAAAGTTTCATAACCTTCAGTTTCTAAGTCAGTACCTTCAAAAGCTGAAGAAGTATCAGTAAAACTATCTGGCATATTAATTACTCCCTTCAATTTAAATTTAATTATAAGCTTAAAGGAAATGGATTCCTTTAAGCTTATTTTTATTATAATCCTTTTAATATATAATCTAATCCATCATTATCTAATCTTAATTTAGTTATTCCATCTTCGCTAGTATTTTCTTCTTTAATTAAATCTGAAATAGCGTTTAATACTTTTAATGCATTGTTTTGTGTTCCATTTAAACGTTTAAAATTAGTTAATATATTACTTAAATCAGTTGTTGATTTTTCAGCAAAATTATTACAAATTACTATAGTAGTTTTACCATTAGTTGTTAAAGTAGTTTTATTATCACTAGTATATATATTAGTAGTTGAAGATTTATTACCATTACTATCTACATCAGTTAGTGTCATTTTATTTTTAATATAAGAATCTATTGTTGCACTTAATGAAGAACTATTAGATGAATTTGTAGAAGGAGTACTACTACTTGAAGAACTACTACTATTATTATTAGATGAATTTGTACTACTGCTTGATGTATTATTTAATGATGAGCTACTACTGCTTGAAGAAGAACTACTTGAAGGAGATGCTGATGAAGAACTATCACTAGAAGAACTACTTGAAGAAGTTGTGCTATCTGTTGAAGAATCATCATCACTACCTGCTGCAACGAAGTGTGTATTAGCAAATCCTACTGAATCTTCACTTGTAATACCAAAACCATATTTACCTTTTCCATTTCTTTTATGACTTCTAGCAAATCTTCGTTTTCCTCTACCAGACCCTGAAGATGAATTACTATCAGCTGAAGTTGTACTACTATCTGTACTACCATCACTACTATCTGAAGATGAACTTGAAGATGTATCCCAGATATTAGAACCAGATAAATAGCTAGATAATGAAGAACCATCAACTGCACTATCTGTAATTAAATTAATATAACCAGTTAAACCAAGATTTCCTGAAACAGCAGAAGTAGAACCTGATGTTGTACCACCTTTATATGTACCACAGAGTAAATTATAGAAACATATAGCGTGATATACTCTAGGTCTATCATACATTTCCCAATCTTCAAGAGCATGTGCATTTTCACTAGTTTTACCATTCCAGTTATATGATACTTCATAAATTCTTTCATAGTTAACTGCAGCATCTTCTACACTAGTTAAAGCTTTAAATTCTTCATAAGATCCTACAGGATTATAACCTTGTGAAGCTAAAGAAGGATCAGCACTTGCTGGATTTGAGAAGTTACCTTCATTTTGTAAAGCATAAACGACATGAGCTATATTTGCTTCCATTGTAGTATCTTTACCACTATAACCATTTGAAGTACACCAATTTTGGTGCTTAGTATAAGGTGTCCATTGCATAAGACCACCGCCATAACCTGTTTTACCTTTAGCAACTTCTTCATTCCAGTCACCACTACCACATTCTGATAGAAAGTTACCTAAAACACCACAAGCGGCTTCGTCAGTAAGTCCTGCAGCTTTTATTCCATTCCATACATCTATATGACATTGTTGTAAAGTTAATTCATAAGTATGATTAAATTTCTCATCAACAACTGTTACTGATTCACCAACAGTTGCAGTTTTTTGTGTTGTAGATGCATCTGCTGTACTATCTGTTGCAGTATTTGTATCAGTTGTATCTTCAGAAGCAGTTGCTGTTGTTGTATCAGTTGTAGTTGTATCATCTTCTTTATCTCCACCATACTTCTTAAGACCTCTTCCGACATAATATCTTTTAACAGCAGTTGCTGCAGCAGGTCCACAACCAGAGTCACCTAATGTTTGTAATTCAGAGTCTTTATCGGTATTATAAATATAATTAGAATAATCTCTTTGATAAATATGATTATTACTTGATCTACCTTTACCAGTTAAAGTATATTTTTGTACATCCATCATATTATTATTCTTGCCATCAACTGTGCTTGATGATGATAAGTCTACGTGAAGATGTGCTCCAGTAGAATCACCTCTATAAGGGTCACTAGTATCTCCACCTGAATAACCAATAAGCTGACCAGGTGTTAAACTATCTCCAGTAGCAACAGAAGGTATAGCACTAAAATGCATATATCTCCAATAGTTACCATCATTATCTTTAATTATTACATATCTACCCATAGATGATGAAATAGATGCTTGATCCTTAGTAGCTTTAACAACAGTACCGCCTGTTGGCGTATGAACTGCTGTACCAGAAGCTGCTCTATAGTCAGTACCTTTATGTGCAGAGAATCCTCTAGATGTTGGATTAGAAGAATCTAATCCTAAATCATTAATAAAGAATGTATCTGCGGACATACCTGCTGATACAGAAGCAGAAGAAGATGAATTAGAGTTAGTAGTTGTAGCAACATTATATCTAATAATACGGTCATAATATTTATGCCCATTAATTGTAGAACTATTGTTAATACAAGCAGTTAAATAATCAGTGCCTGCTAAAGCTTCTGCTGCAGCAGCATTTGATCTTTTCATACCTGTTTCCCAACCATAGTTAAATCCATATAATGTACCACTATCATCAATAGGACCAGCAGCAATTTCACCGTGGTGATTACCGTTACTATTTACAATACAAATATCGCCTGCTTGAATATCAGTTAGTTCAGGGCTATCAATAAGAGTCCAGTCTGTAGAAATATTACCAGAAGAGTCTTTAATACCTGAGCATTCTTTAAATTTAAGAGAATTCATTTTTTCAGAATCATAACCCATATATTCAAGTACAGCATCAATCAAACCAGTACAGTCAGGTCTAGTATTAATAGTTTGTCCACCAACATTAATATCAAGAGTTAAACCATCTTGATTATAGTCACCTTCTTTACCAGTAATACCTGCGTTATTATAAGCTACACAGACTTGAGCTGTTGCAGCTAAGACACCTGCACCACCATTACCGCTAGAAGCTGTTGCTGAACTTCCTGCTACACCATCTACTACACCAATTTTTACAGCATTATTTTTTCTTTCTGAATTAACTAATTTAGAAGTAGTCATTGCATTACCATTATCACTAGCTGTAGAAGCTGTTCCGACTATACTTTTAGCAAAAGAGTTTAATACTTCATTATTATTATTACGTTCATTCATCTGTGCATAAGCAACTGTAGCACTTTCACTGAAAGAGCCATCCGATAAGTCTGAAGAATATGCAGACTTAGCTTTAGTTTCTTCATCATCACCAGTAACCTTATCGACTAAGCTACTTACAACAGACGATAAATCACTTGTAACATCTGATACTCCACTAATTATACTATTAAGACTACTTGCAGCAGTACTAAATAATAAACTAGAAGCTTGTTGTGGATTTTCATTTATTAATTTACCAAAATCACTATTTTCAATATTTTCTAATTGTTCTTGAAGTTTAGAATCCATGAATAAATAAGCAGAAGATGACATTAATAATAATTGATTTAATTTATCGGCTTTTTCATTTTTCTTTTTAGTTAATCCACCAATAGCTTTTTTAGCTAAACCGCCTGCAATTAAAGCACCTGGACCACCTATTAATCCAAGACCTATTTTTCCTGCAATTCCAAGACCTTTTTTTAAAGAAGATTTAGCATTTTCTTTACCTTCAGATATTTTTTCTTTAGCAGCTTCTATTTTTTCTTTAGCTTTATTTTTAATTTTATTTAAAGTTTGTTTAAGAGCTTTACCTTTATCTATTTTAAATTCTCTTTTCATTAATCTTTTAAGAAACTGCTTTTTACCATCACTATCTTTAACATTTAAAGTTTGGTCTGTTTCATCACCATTATCATCTAACATCATGATTGGTTGGTCACCTTTAGATTTTAAAACATCACCATTTTCATCTACATAAACTTTTGCAGCAGTTAATCCACCAGTTAATCTATTAAGAAAAGATCTTGCACCTCTTTTTATTTTCTTTTTAGCTTTTTCTCTTTTTTCTTTTCTTTCTTGTTTCTTTTGTTCTTTTTCTTGTTTCTTTTGTTCTTTTTTAGCAGCTTTTGTAGCATCTTTACTAACTGAAGCTTTTGCTTCACTGCCACCAGAATCTCCAGAACCTTTTCCACCTTTGCCTGATGCCATTTTTTTAATTTTCTTAATTAACTTTGCTCCTAAAGCACCTACTGCAGCAACACCAGCAGCACCTAATGCTATTTTAGCAGGCAATGGCAAACCAGAAACTTTTGTTATAGCATTTTTAATAGCACCAGTAATACTAAAACCAGATTCGCCAGTAGCTGCAGCTTCTTGAACTGCTCCTTCAGTTTCAGCAGTTGTTGTTTTAACTGCTAGTTCAGCATCTGCAGCAGCTTGTTCATGTGCAATTTCTTGTTCTTGAGCTTGTTCTCTTTTTTCTTTAAGCTTTTCTTCATTTTCTTTTCTAGTTTTTTCTCTTTCTTCTGCAGCCTTCTTTTCTTCATCCGATATTTCCTGTGCCGTTTCTTTTTCTTTAGCTGCTGCATCTTCTGCTGCATCCTTTTCTGCACCAACTGCATATTCTGCTGCTTCTATTTCTTTTTCACCAACACCTCGTTTAGCTTTTAATTGGTCTTCATACATTTTCTCAAGTTCGGCATTTGGGTCTTTTTTCTTTTTCATTTTATTAGCCATTTTTTTACCAAGACCTACTAAAGCACCACCAACTTTTTTAGCACCTTTTGCAGCTAAATCCATACCTTTATCAAGAGCAGCATCTACTTTTTTATCTACTTTATCCTCAAAATTTTTTTTCATATCTTTCATAGATTTAATTTTTTTACCTACAGATCCTGCTGCCATTCCAAACTTATTCTCAACTTTATTTAATACTTTTTTTCCTAATTCTTTAGCTTTAGGCATAACTTTATCTTTTAATTTACCTGTAACTTTATCCTTTAATTTATCAGTAATATCTTTTTTCTTGTCATTAATTTTATTCATAAGTTTTTCAAGTGGAGTTTCTTTCTTTTCTTCTCCTTCTTTTTCATTATTTTCTTCTTCTAATTCTTCAGGAGTTTTGCCATAAAAATATTCAGAAGTTGTCATAGTTTTATTTTTAGGTTTTTTAATAACTTTAGTTAAATCAGAAACTTTTTTAAATTGACTAATAGCTTTTAAACCTGCTTTATCTATTTTTAAAGAAGATGCTAATTTTATTAAACTATCAAAAGAACTTGGATATTTTTTAACTTTAGTTGGATCAACTTTACCATTATTTACAGCTTGACTTAAATAAATATTTTCTTGTGTAGTCATATCTACTAAAGCATTGATAGCACCTGCTACAGTAATTTGTCCTGTTAAAATATCTCTATTAGTTTTAGCTTCTTTAGTATCTTTTTCATTTAAAATAGTAGTTTCTGCAGTAATAGGTGTTACTTCATGCTCATTAGTAGTTTCATCTCTATTTTCATAAGAGTTTTTATCATTTTTTTTACGTGGATCTACACCTTTACCTTTTTTACCACCTTTATGTGAACCTTTAATACCACCAAAAGCAGCTTTTCCCATTTTAAATAAACCTTTACCATAACCAAAAGCGCCAGAGACTCCGTTACCTTCCATTATACTTTGTAAAGCAGCATTCAAAGCTCCTTCAGTATCACCACTTAGTAAACTACCTGCAGCACCTAAAATACCAGAACCGCCAGAAATTTCACCGTTTGGACCGTATTTTTTTCCTGCAATTCCACTAAATTCTTCAGCTGCTTGTTTAAAATCTCCTCCACCTTTTTGTATTTTACCATTTTCATCTATCCAGCTAGAGTCTTCATGGTTTCTATTATAAACTTTTTTACTAGCAGCATTTCTTTTATCATTTAATTCATTTCTAGCATTAATTGCTTTTTTACCTTTGCTATATCTATCAGCTAATACACCAGAATATGTTCCACCATTATCAACTAATAAATCATTACCAAATTTATCTTTAGTATTATTAGCAACACCTTGGAATATTTCATCTATTCTTTTATTAAGTAAATCTTTTTCATTAGTTCCTTTAGAATGATCTACATAATTATTTTGATCTTTACTATTAACCACCCATACAGGTGTAGCATATATAGGAATAGCTTTAGGTCTTTTTTTAACTCCTTCATAAGACATTTCAACCATATCTTTAATATCATCTGCAAAAGGAGCTAAAGCCGACCAAACTAGATTAGGGTCTTTTTCTTTTTCTTTTTTATCTTTTGATAATCCATTTTTATCCATAAAAGAAGCAAGTATTTGGCTTAAAGGATCATTTTTACCTTTTAAGTCCATTCCTAAACTTTTTAAAGGATCTAAAATTTGTGCTTTTTGTTTATCAGACATTAATGATTCAAGTAATCCACCTATACTAGATGTATCAGCTTGTGCAAAATTAGCAGCTTTACCGCCTATTTTATTTAAAGCTTTACCAACCTTTCCTTTTCCTGGAGCTAATTGTAAAAATGCTCCTAAACCTGCAAGACCTTTTGCTTGTGTTAAACCGCCTAATAATTTGTCTATAGCACCTGTTGGTTCATCACCATCTTTAGCCATATTTTTATTACCAAGCTTACTTCTAACGGAATTAGAAGCCATATTAGCATAATTAGCAGCTTTCATAATTGAATTAATTTGTCTTTGTAATTCAGCACTTTTAACACCTCTTAAAGAACTACCAATTTCTTTTAAGAGGTTCATATCATAATAACCTGTACCATCTGCTTTATTACCACTATTTACTAATAAATAATCTGACCTAAAAGCTGCTAATACGCTTGTAATTTGTACTAAACTTGTTTGAATAGAACCTAACAACGATACTGTAGCGCTACTATTCATTGTCATATTAGATACAACACTTGACATAGAGCTTATTGTTTGATTCATATTTTTTAAATTAGTATTAATAGAAAGTATATATTTATCAGAATTTTGTAATGATGAAGTAATTTGTTTATTAGATTTTTCATCACTAGCTTCTTTTCTAGATATAGAATCTTTTAAAGCTTGAATCGAACTACTTTGTTGAGATAAGCTTGATGCTATAGCACTTGTTTGCTCAGCTATTTTACTCATATTTGGATCAAGATTGTTAGTAGCTTGATTAGCTGTCTGTTTTGAAGATTTCATATTTGCCATATCTTATCACTCCTATCTCAATAATTATACGAATCTTCTATACTTTAAAGAATAGTCATAACCATCAATTTTTGTATTTTTACTTTTTCCATTACGTTTTAATAATTTTTGATATATTACATTTAATACATCTAAACTATCATCTTGTATATCATTTAATTCATTAAATTCTTTTAGAATATCTGCTATATTAGCTTTAATTCCATATTCAATATTATTTACTACATATAATGTACCATTACTTTGATATATTTCTGTAGATGTATTGCTATCAGTTGGCGTAGATACTGTTGGAGTTGTAGTAGTAGTTGTTGTAGTAGGATTATTAGTAGAACCAGAAGTACTACCGCTAGAAGAAGGTGTACTACTACTAGTAGAACTAGAAGTGCTATCACTAGAAGAAGGTGTACTACTAGATGTTGGTGTAGATGAAGAACTGCTAGAAGCTGTTGGAGTTGCGGTAGATGTTTCGTCATCTTCACTACTACTTGTTGGATCATAATTTGCAGCAGCAGTAGATGTATAATCAGAACTATCTGCATAATTATAAGATGAAACACCATCCCATATATCATCTCCAGAAGCATACTGTGATAAAATATCTTTAGCATCAACATAACCTTCTAATGTTACATATAAATCACCAATAGCAACACCTGCATCTGAAGTAGCCGTAGTAGTTGTTGCCGAAGCTGCTTGAATTTGTTGATTTACATATTCTCTAATTTTCTGGCTACATTCTTTAGTATAATGTAAGTTATCTGTAGTCATGGCTTCTGCACCCATACTATCTTCAAGACTTTTAATATAAGTATAAGTATCAATAACTATAATATCACTTGAAAGATTCTGTAATAATTCAGTATTGAATGTAACAACACCTTCATTTTGTGTTTCAATAGATTGACCTGCACCGCCTTCTACTTTACCACTTCCTGTACCATTAGGACAATGACCAATAGTACCAGCGAATACTTGTGATTTACCTTTTAAATCTGTAGCTAATTTATTATAAGCTTCTGCTGTCTTTTGTGCTCCAGATGCTGTTGCACCATTTACACCATACCAACAGAAAATATTATAACCTTCTTTATCAGAAATTTCTGAATAATGTTGATTAAAGTAATCAATAGTTTGTCCACCTTTTGTAGCGTATACTTCTAAATCACTAAAGTAATTAGCCATTTGTTCTGTACGTGAGTCACCAGTCCAACAAGTCTTAGAATAAACTACTGCTCCACTGCCTGCTGCAACACCATTATATTCACCTACATCGAATTGAGTTAAATTATAACTATCAATAATATTCATTACTTTATCAATATAAGAATTTGGATCACCTTCACAATAACCACCATTTTCAATTGCTGTAATAGAAGCTCTAGGATCTGCTTCACCTACTGCAGCCATGTATCTAGTGTTACCTGATTGACCTGATAATACATAAGCATGGTCTCTAAAGCAGTCGCCATCAGAAGTATATACAGCCCATTCATGTGATCCTTGATATGTACCAGTCATATATTTATCACTAGCGAATCCAGCAGTATGTCCAAACCAGTTATGATAATTCTTTGCTAAATTAGAAGTACCAAAACCAGATTCAATAATAGACTGTGCTAATGTTACTGATGCTAAGATACCATACATAGTCCAACCATCTTGAGCACCTTTTAATAATTCTGGATTTGCATTAATTTGTTCAACATAACCTCTTCCATATTTTCCTTTCCCTGATTTTAAATAACTCTTTCTTCTATTATTACTAACTCTTCTAGAAGAATTATTTTGTTTTGAATAATTATTAGAAATTTTTGAAGAACTTGAAGTACCGTAATCAGAAGCAGATTTTATTATAGTTGTACTATATGTTCTAGAACCACCAACTGTTCTTTTATTATCATATTTTTTATTTTTTGAAGTTTTTCTAGCTCTTCCAGATTTACTTCTAACTTTTCTTCCTTTACCTTTTTTACTATTAGTAGTTCCTAATTTAATTGATGAATGACTTAATACCTTATCGGCATTATAAATATCATAATCATTAGTACTTTCAGAGTCAACTACTCTAATATTTTTACCGTCATATCCAGTAGCTACTACATAGTGAGGTTCTGCTCCATAAGGAGTTGTACCATTTTCTGATTCATCTTTACCCATAAGAATTACTGGACTACCACTAGCTAATCTATTTTTTATTTTATTAACACTTCCAGCATTTTCTACTTCGATATTATCTTTTTTAAGATAGTCTGTAAAGAATTGAGGGTAAGTACCACCATCTTTTTCTTTGTAACCTTTAGAAAGAGCATATCCTGAAGCATCTAAGAAGTCTTCATCATTTTCATCACCTAATCCATATAACCCAGAAATACCTAAACCATATTTAGTGTATTTAACTCCAGATTTTTTATTTATATAATCTCTTACAGCATTTTTTTCTGTATCTGAGTTTTTAATAGAATCTGGAACAGTCCAAGCATCTGATTCACTAATAGAACTTGCTAATTTAGAATGCATATAATTTTTAGAAGTTGTTCCACTAAAAGGAACACCACTAATAAATGCAGTATACATTTTATCATATTCAGAATTTAAAAATTTTCTAGGATAAGAACTACCATTAGTTGTTGTAGTATCAGTTATATTATTATCATTTTTATATTTAAGCCAGTTATTATTTAATATTTTTGTAACTAAAGTTTTTGACGATGAAGAATTACTTTTAGAAAAATAACCACTACTATCAATATCACTATTAGTAGTACTATTACTCCAAGTACCATCCTCATCATAGCCAATATATTTACTACCATTAAATCGATTGTCTGAAGAGCTACTATCATCATCAGTTGAAGTTGTAGAAGCAGCAGTTGTACCAGTTGAAGTTGTAGAAGCAGCAGTTGCTGTTCCTAAGTTTTTAGTTAAAGCTTCTTGCTGTGCTGTTTTTCTAATAGTTGTTGTAAATAGTGAAGTTCCTGAGTCATCTTCTAATTTTGCAAAACCTAATCCACTAGCAAAAGCAGAAATTATATTAGCACTATTTTTAGTTTGTTCATATTGTAAAGCAGCAGTTTCAATATTCTGAGAATATCCTTCATCACTTAAATCATCAGAAAGTAATTTCTTTTGACTAAGTTTATTTTTTAATTTAGACCAAATAGTATTTTTACTACTAGAACTAGAGTTTGAATTAGAATTGGTAGCTGTAACACTCTCAAGATTATTTAAATCTTCTGTTTTAGTATCTTTAAACCCTAAAAGCATTGGTCCACCATTAAGCATAAATATAATATTTGCTGCTTTTTTAGGATCTTTTAGCATTAAATTAGCAAATTTGCTTTTAGAACCTGTTTCTAAAGCTTTTATTTGATTTTTATTTAAATAATGTAATAAATCATTTTTTGGTCCACCAAGCAAAGCACCTAATAAACCACCTTTTTTATGAGGTTTAGCTTTTCCATTTTTTTCATCATCAGTTTTAAATTTATCTAATTCATCTTTAGTTTTATCTATATCTTTATCATCTTTTTCTTTTTCTTGAGTTGTTGAAGCTTTAGCTTTAGAATTTTCTTCTTTTTCTTTTTCTTTATCTTTTTTCTCTTGTTCTTTTTCTGCTTTCTTTTTTTCTTTATCCGCTGATTTTTCAAATTTTTTAGTTTCTTTATCTGCATTTACATTAGCTTCTTTACCCTTATCAATAGCTTTTTTAATTGCTAAACCAATTCCTGCAACTGCTGTGCCTGCTGCAATACCTGCTGCTAATTTTAAGGCTGGACCTGCTATAGGAACTGCTTCTAAAGCATCTACTGCTGCACCCATACCAGTACCAATAGTTTCTATAATATCGGATGCATTATGAGCCATACCTTTAATACGTTCAAGTAAATTAGTCTTTTCAGTTTTTAATGTTTCTATAAGATTTTTCTTTGTTAAACTTTTAAGAATAATTTTAGCTTTTGCTTTTAATTTATTTATTAAACTTCTTTTAATATCATTTATTTTATCTTTTATTATTTCTTTTATGCCATCAATACTAAGATTACTTAAATCAATATTAGCTAACATTGAAAGATTAAAAGCTTCTTTAACACCTTTCATTTTTTCTTTTAATGCTTTTTTAGTTCCTTTAATTTTTATTTTTAAAGCTTTCATTTTACTTTTTTTCTCAACTTCATTAATTTTATTTTCATATTTATCAATTATTTTCTTTCTTTCTTCAGCATTTTCATTATCTTCTTCAATTTTTTGCTTAACATCTTGATTTATTCTTTCTTGGTTTGCAGCAACTTGTGCTTGTCCTTCTTGTTCTTGTGCTTTTTCTTGATCTTCTACTTGTTGATCTATTTTTTCTTGGTTTGCAGCAACTTGTGCTTGTGCATTTTTTTCAACTTCTTCTTTTTGATCTTCTACTTCTTGTGCTTTTTCTTCTTGATATTCAGAGACTTCTGCATCAGATTGTTGATCTATTTCATCTTTTTTCTCATCTACTTTTTTCTCTTTATCTTCTTCATCTTTTTTCTCCTCTTCTTCTTTTAGACCTAAGAAGTCTTGAACTTTATCTTTTAATTTTTTTTCAGCATCTTTTAATTTTTCTTTAACTATATCTTTTAAAGATTTCTTTTTTTCTTGTTTTCCATCATCAAGTTTTTCTGCAAGTTGTCTATCTTGTTTCTTACCAGATAATTTTTGTTTTAAATCTGAAATAGTTCTTAAATATTCAGAAGCATCAGATACTTTACCTATTTGTGCAATAGCATCTGCACCTAATAATTCATTATTAGTTTGTAATTCTTCAGGAGAAAATTTCTCTTTATTGACATATTTAATAAATAACTGATTTTTCATTTGTGTTAATGAAATACCATAGTTTAACATACCAATTGTCATACCGAGTATTTTAGATGTATCATTTATTGCAGTTTGTTCAGCTACATTATCTGGTCCAAGAATTCTTTCATTATCATGAACTTGTACTAAATATGGTTTACTACCAGTTCCTTTCTTTTTACCACCTTTATGTGAACCTTTAATGCCACCAAAAGCAGATTTTCCTAAATTAAATAAACCTTTACCATAACCAAAAGCACCAGAGATACCATCACCGCTCATTATACTTTGTAATGCTACATTCAAAGCTCCTTCAGTATCACCACTTAGTAAACTACCTGCTGCACCTAAAATACCAGAGTTATCAGCAGCACCTCTACTTTTACTAAATTCTTCAGCTGCTTGTTTAAAATCTCCTCCACCTTTTTGTATTTTACCATTTTCATCTATCCAGCTAGATTCTTCATGGTTTCTGTCATAAACTTTTTTCTGTGATGCTTTTTGTTTATCATTTAATTCATTTCTAGCATTAACAGCTTTTTTACCTTTACTATATTTATCAGCTAATACACCAGAATATGTAACACCATTTTCTCCGTAGTTAGCAGTTAATAAATCATTACCAAATTTATCTTTAGTATTATTGGCAACACCTTGGAATATTTCATCAATTCTTTTATTAGTTAATTCTTTATCTTTAGTTTTATCTTTATTTTTTACATAGTCTGTTTGTTCTTCACTATTAACAACCCATACAGGAGTTGCATAATCAGGTATTGAAGTTGGTCTAGCATGCATAGCTTTTACTTTTACTTCAACCATATCTTTAATATCATCTGCAAAAGGAGCTAATGATGTCATTACTAATTTAGGGTCTTTTTCTTTTTCTTTTTTAGATTTAGAAAGACCATTCTTTTTCATAAAATCTCCAAGCATTTGGCTTAAAGGGTCATTTTTATTACCTAAATCCATACCAAGAGATTTTAAAGGATCAAGTATTTGTGCTTTTTGTTTATCAGACATTAATGATTCAAGTAATCCACCTATACTAGATGTATCAGCTTGTGCAAAATTAGCAGCTTTACCGCCTATTTTATTTAAAGCTTTACCTACTTTACCTTTTCCTGGAGCTAATTGTAGAAATGCTCCTAATCCTGCAAGACCTTTTGCTTGAGTTAGACCACCAAGTAGTTTATCCATAATACCATTTGATTCATCATCATCATCTTTAGCCATAGTATTATTACCAAGTTGGCTTCTAACAGTATTTGAAGATTTATTAGCATAATTAGCAGCTTTATTTACATATTTTAATATTGATAATACTGCTCTATCTTGTATTTTAATATCTCTTAAAGATTGTGTTAAAAGATTTTTATCATAATAACCTGTACCATCAGCTTTTCCACCAGAGCTATTTATTAAGAAATCTGCTCTAAAAGCACTTAATACACTATTAATTTGAGTTAAGCTTACTAAGCTAGAAGCTAATAAACAATTTGTAGCTGTTGTAGCTTGTGAAGCAACACCTTCTAAAGCACTTTTAAAACCAACTAAACTAGAATTAGTTTGTTCTATTAAAGATGAAGTTTCTTGTAATGAACTTATAAATTTTTCACTAACAGCTATTGCTTGCATTCTAGAACTTGTAGGAGCATTTAATCTTGTTTCCTCTTCAGAATAACTAGCGATAGTTTCATTTAAATCTTTATTTTGTCCAGACATTTCTTTTAAATTGTTTTTTCCTTTGTCTAACAATTCTTTACTAGATTTATAACCAGCCATTTAATTTCACTTCCTTTCTTAAAATAATTTATATAAAATAAGTATAAATGCTTGTTAAAAAATAGAAATTTCTCAAAACCAAAAAAAAAAATATCCCATAAGGCTTTATTAATTTAAGCCTTATGGGATAATATATTAATTAAAGAGAACTAATAAAGTTCTGCTTTTTATTAATAATATCATTTAAAGTTGAAATTCTCTTTGGAATAGTTTTAATTCTTTCATCATCTGATTTACAGAATCCATTATCATAACAGAAAAATAAATCTTGCATAAAAGGATTCATATTATCAACAAACTTTGGAATTTTATAAGCTAGATATTTATTATGAAATGAAGAATCACTATCTCCCATTCTAGGAAGTAATCCACCTACAATAATACTATTTATAATCTTTGTATCATAATTAACAGGAACTGGTCCAGCTTCTTTATGATATTTACGATCATAAATCTTTCTACGAATATGAGAAAGAAATTCATCATGTGGAACACATCTATCATTAAGATTATCTTTTACATAATTATTATAAATATTTACATAATTTAACTTTTCTTCAAGAAGTATTTCATTAATATCTACATTAAAATAATTAGCAGCTTCTACAAGTAAACTACCAATATACATAAATGAATCAACAAATTCTTCCAATGATTCATTCGTCTGATAAGTAGAACTTTTAAATTTTACATTTTTGTGTAAAGCTTCTTTAGTTTCATATATCTCTTCTTCAATTTGACCTACCATATTGTCAAAGACATTTACAAATTTACTTCCTCTATTTGGATTAGGAAATTTTTCATTAATTGGAATTTGTCCTTTAATGAACTCAACCATATTAATTTGAATTTGATTATTTGAAATAATATTAAAAATAGCCATTTATTTTTCCTCCTATGTAAAAAATAAAAAGGAGAGATTTTAATAATCTCTCCTTTCTATCTTATCACTTTTTGTTATTTATAAATTATTCTTACTTAGTTGTCTTCTTCTTAGTAACCTTAACAACCTTTCCTTCGTCATTAATAGTTACAACATCACCCTTCTTGAAGAAGAGATTGTCTTCAGCAATAGTAACTGTTCCATCTTCATTATCATCAACTGGAATTGAAATATCATAAGAACCATTTGTCTTATAGCTATTTCCAAGACTAGTATTGTAATTGCAATTTACAGTATTAATCTTATAATGTTCCATCTTAATTACGTCATGCTTCATAGGACCATCCTTAAATTTCTTAAAGAGCTTTGCATTAACATGTTCTACGTTAATATAACCACCAAGGAATACAAATCCATTATTATCAAGGAAACTTGAACGAAGGAAAGCTTCTTCAAAGCTCTCATAGATCTGAGAAGCAATTCTTCTCTTTCCAATACCTGTAGAAACCTTTCCAAAGATATAGTCTAAACCATTAAGTTCAAGAGCTTCAACAAATCTATCAAGGTTTTCTTCCTTGCTTGATTTTCTTGTTGAAACAACCTTAGTATCTTCAAAATCTTCGTCATAAAGACGACGACCTCTTTCAGGTCCAGCCATAGGAAGCTTACTGATTTCATTAATATTGTCCATTAATCTGTTATAAGCATTAAGCTTATCTCTATTAATTTTATTAGCAGTATTTTTAGTCTTAGGCTTAGGTTTATTGTCTACTTTATCAGTCTTATCTTCTTCCTTATTACTGATTTCTTTTTCAGATGTTTTCTTTGTTGTAGTCTTAGGCTTATTAATTACAACTTCTTCTTTAACTGAATCTTCATCTGAATCTTCGCTTTCATTGTTTCCTTCAAATTCTTCATTATCTTCTTCACCTTCTGGATCATAGGAATTTTCATCTCCTTCTTCATTATTAATAATATCATTATCTTCATCTTCTTCATTTTCTGAAGTATTATTTACTTCTACTTCATTATCATCTTCTTCATCAATTTCAATCTTCTTATTGATTGTCTTAGGCTTCTTAGTAATTGTCTTAGCAGGCTTTGTTACTTCAATAACATCTTCTTCTGTTACATCGATTTCGTCTACTACAGGTTCAATTGTTCTAGTAACCTTCTTTGTGATTCTCTTTCCAGCCATTTTAGTTTCCTCCTTATTATTGTTTGCATCGGCTTCTGTAATCATTTCAGTAAATGTGCGTTTACTAGTTTTCTTAATCATTTTTAATTTCCTCCTTAAAATTCAACGATTAATTCTTCTACATATTCATTAATTACATCATTAAATGAATAAACGACATAGTTTCCAGTTTCATTATCAATGAAATTAATTTCAACGAAATTCTTATTTTCATCTTCAATTAATGAAATTGAATGGGTTTCATCTGAGGTACTAATACTTGTTGCATAAATACCACTTTCATCTTCTTTTACATGACTCTTTAAGTAGTCATTGATACTGATTTCATCCAATGAAAGATAATAAGTTTCCTCATTATCCAATACATTAAGATTCATCTGCTCTGCGAATTTTTTTAACTTTGAGTTAATCATTTAATATGACCTCCGTTATAAAATAAAATTTTCTGTCAAATTATACTTTGACACAAAAATAATATATATTTATTTTTTGTATTTAAATTTTTTGTTTAACTTTTTATTATAAAACTAGATAAAATATAATTTAATTTATTTAATTTTTTAAAATTTAAATTTATAAAATAAAAATAATTTTATTAAGGAGGTTAAGAAATGATAGTTTTAGATAAATATAAAGATTATAAACTTATAAAGAAGCCTATTAAAAATTTATCAAGTGAGAATAAAGAATTAAGAAAGAATCAATTAATTCTACATATTGGTAAAACTAGTGAAAATTTTATAGAGACTATTAATTCAAATATATTTATGCCAGCTTATTATAAAAGCTATTATAGAGAAAGATTATTAGTTTCAGATAATAAAAAAATAAGAAAAATGGTTAATCAGTCAAATCATTATAAAGAGTTCTTAGAAAAAGTAAATTATAATTTACTTTGTAGACAAAATATAAGTAGCTATAAAAATCTTAATTTATTTTATGATATGACACCTTATTTATTAATTAATCAAGAGTCTACTAAAAAGAGTCCTTTAGTAAAAATGAAAGATTTCTTTGATGAAATTAATGTTAAATATAATGAATTTAAATATGATTATAAAGCTATTGTATTTAATGTAGATGGAATGGATGCTACTGATAATACAAGTTTTCTCTATTATTTTGTAACTGCAATTAAGAAAAGAGTTGACTATTTCTTAGAGTATTTTAAAGGAGTACAATTTATATTCTTATCTGCTAAGAATAAAACATTCTTTAAATTTACAGTAGATGATGATTTTTATAAAAATAAACAAAAATTCAATATTAGAATTAATCATTTATTATTAAGTTCTGATGAATTAGAAGAAGTTATAAAATCTGAAGAAGGTATTGAAACAAATGAAGTATCTAATAATACTCCTTCAAGTAATTTTATAGAAAAAGTTAATTCAAAGAATGTTGTAGCAGATGAAAAAGAAATTACTAAAAATAATATTAAAGAAAAAATGGCTGAAGAAATTGGTATTTCTGTTAATGAAGATGATGACAATATTTCTGAAGTAGATAAAAAAATTGAAGAAGTTGTTGATGAATATCAAGATACTGATATGACTGAAGAACAAATGATGGAATTAATGACTAATGATAAAGCTTTTAAAGATACTTTAATAAAAGTTCAGCAGGATAAATTAGATGGGGATCGTAGAAAAAATGCAGAACAATTAAAAATACAACAAGAAAAAATTATGTTTAATGATGTTTCTTTAAAAGATCTTAAAGAAAATTATGAAAATAAAAAAATAGATACTAAAGAAATATCTGATGGTAATATTAAAGATATTACTAATAAAGAAATCCTTACAAGTACATTAAAAGATTATGATGATACTTATATGGAAAAAAAGTTTAATAAAGATGTTGCAAAAGTTCTTAAATCATTTAATGATGATAATGATATTGGTGTATATGTTAATAAGATTAATTTAAAATCTAATAATACTGATATGAACAAGCAACAACTCCTTGAAGTAGAATTTAAAGATGATACTAATGTTACACATAAATTTAAAGTAAATATGCCAGAAATTAAAGAAGGAAAATTTATGTATGTAAATGGTTCTAAAAAGGTAATTATGAAACAGATAGTTTTTTTACCAATTGTTAAATTAGAACCAGATAGAGTTCAAATTACTACAAACTATAATAAGCACTTTATAACAAGATTTGGACAGAAATTTAGTGAAAAGCTTACTTATTTAAAATCTTTATTTACTAAGCAAAATCTTTTAAAATATAAAAAACAAGGTTCTACTTTTGATTTTAAATTTGGTAATTCATTAAAGAATAATGGTAAATATACTGTAAGTTCTGAATATAATGATATTTCATCTTATTTATATAGTTTAAATATTGAAAACTATATATTTATTTTTAATCAACAAGAAATCCAAGATATTATGGATATTAAGAAACCTCTATATAATGAAAAAATTGCTGTTAAAGCAACTTTTGATAAAAAAGAATATTTCATGGTAGGGTATACTAAAGATAAAAGTAAATTAATTTTATCAAATATTATTGATAAAAAGATTTATTTATATAATGGTAGTAAATATGAGCCATTAGATATTACTTTATCTTCATGGATTGTTGAATTAGTTTATAATAATACAACTGAAAAGGTTAAAGATATTACTTCTGCTAAAATTAAAACTAATACTAAATTAACATATTCTAGAATGGAAATTAATAATAAAACACTTCCATTAGCTGTTTTATTAGGATATGAATTAGGATTATTAAATTTATTAGATAGATATAAAGTCATGTATACTTTTGAAACTACCAATAGATCTTTAAGCGTACAAGATGATTTAGGTAAAATTAAATTTAAAGATGGTTATCTTTATTATGATACTTCTAAGATAAGAAACAGTATGCTTCTTTCAGGTTTATTAGAAATGAACTGTTCTGAGATAGTGTTTGCAGATATGAATTCACCAGATCCTTATATTGATTATTTTGGTGATGCATTTAATTCAAGAAATGCTGCAAAGGGATTTCATAACTCAATTTCTTTATTAATAGATCCTATTACTAAAGATATACTGGAAGAATTAAATTTACCTACTAATGTTTATGATGTTTTATTATATGCTAATACATTATTAGAAGATATTTCTTTCTCTGAACCAACTGATGTAAATAATTTTAGAATTCGTGGTGCAGAACAAGTACCTGCTATGCTTTATAAAGTATTGGCTGATTCATTTAAGCATTATAAAGACTCTAAACATGCTAAAAACCCAGTCAAGATAACTGTTGATCCAGATATTCTAACTAAGAAATTAATGGAATTAAAAACAATTGAATCTTATTCAAGTTTAAACCCATCTCTTGAGTAATTAGCTCTCATATATTAGTAATAATGTATGATAACCTTGTGAATTGCTTGTAAACCCTAATATTTAATTAGCTACAACATAATCTGTAAAGATAAGTGTGAATGCAGTCGAAAGACGGAAAAAATAATTAAATTGATATATGATGAAAATCTAAGTATTGTAATAATGGGAAATCTAGCAGCGAAGCTTCATAATAAAATGAAGAACGTTCAGAGACTATCGAAAGCTAATATACTAGTATAAACTAGTTAAAAATAAGGTAAATTGAAATATTTACACGAAGTGAGTAGAGTAGGATATAATATGTCCGAAGTGCAAGGCTTCTATAAATTATTATAGAAGATGATATAGTCCAATTAGTAATAATTGTTAGAGAGAATGGGCACTGCTTCAATGAAGGGGCTTGCTGGGATCAATGTCAATAAAAATTCTTAAAACCATAAATTTAAAAATAAATTGATTCCTAACAATCCTTTAATAAATTTAAAGGAGTTGTTAGTATTATGGGTAATCCAAAATTAACCAAAGAAAAATTTCAAGAAAATATATTAAATTTATATGGAAATAAATTTAAATTAATTAACTTTGAATCAGGACAAACAAAATGTACTATTAAACACATTAAATGTGGAAATACTTTTGAAACTTTTCCTAATGAATTTACTAGAGAAAGAGTAAGAAAACGTTTTTTAGAAGATTTATGTCCTAAGTGTAGAAGACAATCAGATATAAGTAAATCAAAGAAAAATGTAGAAGATAAATTAAAATTATTAACTAATGGTAAATTAACATTAATAGGAGATTTTAAAAATACGCATTCAAAAACTACTTTTAAATGCAATGTATGCGACAAAAATTTTAAAGCTGAACCACATATTTTAATAAGAAATGTTAAGACTAATAAATATCCAGAAAAATATTTTGGTTGTCCTTATTGTTCTGGTAAATACCAAATGTCTCATGAAGAGTTTGTTAATAAAATAAATGAATTAGATCCTTCATATAAAATTATTGGTAAATTTACTACAATGCATACTAAAGTAAAATCTTATCATGAAAAATGTAAAAGTGAATATATGATTTATCCTGAGAATTTTATTTATAAAGGAGAAAGATGTCCTTGTGAAATAGATTATAATAATTCAAAAAATTCAATATTTATTGAAAATCTTTTAAATGAAAATAAAATAAAATTTACAAAGGAAAAATCTTATGATGATCTAAAAGGTAAAAAATTTAAATTAAGATTTGATTTTTATTTAGAAGAATATAATTTATTAATTGAGTATGATGGACAACAACATTTTGATAAAAATTCTTTTTCAAGTGGAAAAATAAATAAATTTGAAAATACTCGTAAAAATGATTTAGTTAAAAATGAATATTGTCAAAATAATAAAATAAATTTACTTAGAATTCCATATAAATTAAATCTAAATGAAATTAAAAATTTAATAAAATATATAGCTGAAGAAGAAGATGTTTTAGCTATTATTAATAAATACAATATGTTATTTTATGATAGTGAAGATGACATTATGTATAATAAAAATAAATATTATGAAATTTATAATTATAATAAATAATATTAAACAAGTAAGCTTTGTTGACATTGTAAAAATAAACCTTCCTAATTGCAGGAAAGACTAAACGAACTTAATTACTAAACTAAGATAGTAATATAATTAGTGGCGAAGTTTAACAGACTTAGGTATAGTAACAAGATTAAGTTTTAAGTCCAATCGATGCAGCGAAGTATCCTACTAAGATAGGATATGAGTTCAGAGACTATCGAAAGCTAATATACTAGTATAAACTAGTTAAAAATAAGGTAAATTGAAATATTTACACGAAGCGAGTAGAGTAGGGTTTTATGGTTTACCCGAAATGGAAGGCATCATTTAGTGATGAAGATATAGTCCAATTATTAAAATGGAAGCTTACACTACAAGAACTCGTGGTTATAATGAAAATATGAAGAATTTAATTAGTCTTAACACTCCTGAAGGAAATCAGGTTGGTATTGTTAGACAATTAACTTATAATCCTAAAATTACTAATATATATGGTTTTGTAGATCCAAGTAATGCTAAAGGAAATGGCTCTACAACTCAATATGACTTCTCAGAATTAATGAATCCATCAACAACTACACACTCAGATGCTCCTCGTATTTCTATGCAATCTGTACAGCAGAAACATATTGTATCAGTATTGGGTCAGACACCACCATTAATTAGTTCTGGATTGGAAAAAACTGCTCCTTATATGATTTCTGATGAATTTGCATTTAAAGCAAAAGAAGATGGTGTAGTAGAATCTGTTGATATGAAAAATAAAGTAGCTATTCTTAAATATAAATCTGGTAAACAAGATTTAATTGATTTAGATATAGTTGAAACCAACAATAGTAATGGTGGTTTTTATAACTCACAGCAATTTGAAATGCTTTATACACCTGGAGAAAAATTCAATAAAGGTGCTGTAATAGCAAAGAATCCTAATTTCTTTGTTGGTAATGGTAAAAAAGATGATATTATATATTGTATGGGTAGAACTACTAAAGTAGCTATTGCTTCAGCAGATTTTACTCTTGAAGACTCATCTATTGTTACTGATAAAGTATCTGAAGGCTTAGCTACTAAAGTTACTATGAGAAAGACAAAGATTCTTGATAAAAATGCTACAGTAAGTTTTGTAGCTAAAGAAGGTCAAAATATTAAAACTAATGAACCTTTATTAATCTTTGAAAATTCATTTAATGATGAATCTATGAATGATATCTTAGGTAAAATTGGTGATGAATTTGCAGCCAATATTGCCGAGATGGCTAAAAATGAATTAAAGTGTAAATATACAGGTGTAGTTACTAAAGTAAATATTTATTATACTAATGATATTGAAGAATATTCAGAAAGTTTACAAAAAGTAATTAAATCTTATATTAATGCAAAAAAATCTAGAAAAGCTATTATAGAAAAAATAAAAGGAACAGGTTATGATTCTTTAAATGCTCCTATTATTGAAAAACAAACTGAAAATAAAATTAAAGGTGAAGATGTAATAGATGGTGTAATGTTTGAATTCTTTATAGAATATTACCAAGAGTTAGGTATAGGCGATAAAATTATATACGGAACGGCTCTTAAAACTATTGTTTCAAAGGTTTTAGAAAAAGGTGAAGAACCATATTCTGAGTATAGACCAGAAGAACCAGTAGAAGCTATATTAAGTCCTTTAAGTATAAACAGCCGTATGACTCTAGACATCTTTATTGACGGTTACGCTTCGAAAGCTTTAATAGAATTAAAACGTCAAATAAAAGATATATATCAATCTTAAATAAATCCCTAAGACTTATTAAGTCTTAGGGAATTTTTATTTTTTATAATTGGAAAACTATTATTTAAATACTAAATAGGAGTTGATAATTATTTTATCATTTAAAGACAAATTAAAAAATCTTACTAATGATGAGTATGAGTTACAATCAGAATATATTAATAATAAAACACAAGTTATTCTTAAGCATAATAAATGTAATAATACTTATAGAGTAAGACCTGATAGATTTATTCAAGGAGATAGATGTCCTTATTGTTCTAATCATATAATGAATACTGATATGTATAAAGAAAAAGTAAAAAATATTACTAATAACGAATATGAATTAATATCTGAGTATATTAATAATAAAACTAAAGTTAAATTTAAGCATAATAAATGTAATAAAGAATTTGAAATGACACCTATTAATTTTAATAATAATCATAGATGTCCATATTGTTCTCATCCAAGTAAAAGAAAGACAATAGAATCCTTAAGAAGTGATATGGAAAATCAAGTAGGTAATGAATATTCATTAATAAGTGATGAATATATTAATAATAAATCTAAAATAAAAATTAAACACAATAAATGTAATAATATATTTGAAACAACTGCTGACAACTTCTTAAATAAAAAGAGAAGATGTCCTAAATGCTCTTTAAAACAAAGAGCTAAAAAGCATACATTAACACATGAAGAATTTTTAAAGAAATTACCAAAAGATACTTTTAATAATTATGAAATATTAACTAAATATACTAAACGAAAAAATAAAATAAAAGTATTATGTAAAAAATGTAATAATATTTTTACATTAACTGCAGATGATTTTTTAAATGGAAACAGATGTCCACATTGTAGAATTTCATTAGGAGAAGAAAAGATAGCTAAATGGTTAGATTCAAATGATTATGAATATATTTGGCATTATAAAGGTTTAAAAGATTGCAAATATAAAAGAACATTAGAGTTTGATTTTAAGCTAGAAGATGATACAGGAAAAATTATATTAATAGAATATGATGGAGAATTTCATAATAAAAATATATATGGTGAAAAGAAATTAGAAATGCAAAAGAAAAGAGATGAAATTAAAGATCAATATTGTAAAGATCATAATATTGATTTATATCGAATATCTTATAAGGATTTTGATAATCTAGAAATAATATTAGAAGATATTATTAATAAATATAATTAGAAATTTATACCAACTATAAATTAAAAAATTTTAAAACCAACTATAACTATATATTATTATAGTGTAGTTAGATTGATAAACTACAAAAAATATTTTTTATTAAAGGAGTAATAAAATTATGCGTTGGGATACTGAAAGCTTTAGAAAAAAGGTTGAAGAAAATGAAGGATATAAATTATTATCCGAATATACTGGAACTCATAATAAAGTTACAATATTACATGAAGATTGTGGACTTAAATATGACGTTTCTCCTACTAACTTTTTAGCAGGAAAAAGATGTCCTAAATGTGCAAGAGCTATTGCAAATAGAGAAAATGCTAAAAAACCTAAAAATCGTAATAGAACAACTGAAAGCTTTAAAAAGGAAATATTTGATTTAGTTGGAGATGAATATACTTTATTAAGTGATTTCGTTAATACTACAACCAAGGTTAAAATGAAACATAATACTTGTGGGTTAGAATATGATGTTAGACCAGATTGTTTTCTTAATAATAGAAGATGTCCTAAATGTTCTAAGAAACAAGGTGCTGAAAAGCATAAAATTGGAATTAAGACACTTAAAGCAAGAGTTGAAGAAGTCTTAGGTGAAGAGTATGAAGTATTATTAAAACAGCCTTATACTGATAATAATACTAAGATTAAAGTATATCATACTAAGTGTGGAAAATTATTTGAAGCAACACCTTCTAATTTATTACTTGGTAAAGGTTGTTCAAATTGTTATAAATCAGAAAAATATACAAATGAAACGTTCCAAGAAGCTTTAGGAGATAATTATACTCTATTAAGTAATTATTCAAGTAATAAAGAAAAAGTAAAAATTAGACATAATAAGTGTGGTCATGAATGGTCAGTAAGACCTGTAGATATTCTTCATCCATATACTAGAGATAATAAGACTATTGAAAGATGCCCTAAATGTAACACTAATATGGGTAAATCTAAATATGAAGATGATATTTGTGATTATCTTAAATCTATTGGTGTTGAAAATATCTCAAGAAATGATCGAACAATTCTTGGTAATAAACAGGAAATAGATATTTATCTTCCTGACTATAAAATTGGAATTGAATTTGATGGACTTTATTGGCATTCAGAAGATTTTGTTCCAAAGGATTATCATATTAAGAAAACTGAATTAGCAGTTAAAAATGGTATAAGACTTATTCATTTATTTGAAGATGAATGGGTAAATAAGCAAGATATTGTTAAAAGAAAATTAAAGTATATGACTCAGCATGTTGGTAGAAAGGTATTTGCAAGAAAATGTTATATTGAAGAGATTACTGCACCTGCTAAAAAGGTATTTTTAGAAGATAATCATATTCAAGGAACTGATAGTGCAAGTATTAAACTTGGTCTTTGGTATCCAGAAGATAATGGTGAAGATACTTTAGTAGCAGTTATGACATTCTGTAAGCCTAGACTTTCTTTAGGACAAAAGAGTGATAAGACTGCTTTTGATTATGAACTTTCAAGATATGCTACTGAAGGAGATATTTGTGTAATTGGTGGTTTTAGTAAATTATTTAAATATTTTGAAAGAAATTTTGAATGGAATAGAATTATCACATATGCTGATAGAAGATGGTCTGATGGAAATCTTTATTTGAAAAATAATTTTAGATTAGATCATACAAGTTCTCCATCATATTTCTATATTGATAAAAATAATATAAAGAAATATAATAGATTTGGATTTAGAAAGCAAGAACTTAAAAAGAAGTTCCCAGATATTTATTCTGATGATAAAACTGAATTCCAAATTATGAGAGAAGCTGGTTATCTCAAAATTTATGATTGTGGTAACTTCGTATTCTATTATGAAAGATAATTAATAAATTTCCCTTAACTATTTAAAAATAGTTAAGGGATTTTTTTTTTCGATATTTTACAAAAAAAAAATATTCCCTTAGTATATTTAATATATACTAAGGGAACATATAAAAATTTTATCTTACAGACCAGTGCATCTTTTGTAATCTATTATTTTCATCAAAAAGATTTGGATTATTTTTAGTTAAATCTTTAATATACTCATCAGCTTTTTCATCATTTTCAAAAACACCATAAATTGTTTTAGTGTCTTCAGATCTTACAATAACAACAGATTTCATATTAATCTCTCCTTTATCTGAGTGCAATATTAACGATAAAATCATTTTCATCTTTAATATTAATTAATTTCTTACCCATAGTAGCTCTTTTTAATGGCTCTAGGAATTCTTCAGTGCTAATTGTTAAAACTTTTTGTTTAGTTGTAATTATAATATCTTTAATATCATCATTATTATGAATAGGAATAATTTCTACTAGTTTATCATTTTTAAGAGTTATACCAATTCTTCCTTTAATTGTAGCACTTCTTTTAAGTCTTGGAAAACCATCATTAATGATTACTTCTTTTTTAGTATTAGGATCTTTCTTTTTAACATTATCTGTTACCAAAGTAGTTTTACCTAATCCATTCTGTGTTATAAAGAATATCTTATCATTTTCATCATCAATGATACAAGCACTTGCAATATGATCATCGTCTAATAATTTCATAACTACATTACCTTGTGTAGTTCTTCCAATAGGTTTAAATTGTTCTTTATCATATCTTACAGTTAATCCATTTTCTGTAGCTATAATAATATCTTGAATATCTTTATTATTGTCAATATAACCAACAAATACTATTTTATCATTTTCTTTGAGGTCTATTGCAATAATTCCTGCTTTATTAATATTCTTAAATTCTTCTAGAGAAGTTCTTTTACCTAATCCATTTTTAGTAACAAACATTAAATAAGAATTAGGATCAGAAATCTTTTCATCACTTAGACATAAGAATTTAATAACTTTTTCATCTGGTTTAAGATTTAGTGGAATTCTCATACCTTTACTTTTAATAGATCCTTCATTAATATTATATACTTTAATATCAAATACTCTTCCAAGATTTGTAAAGCATAATAAATGATCTTTAGTATTTGTTGAGAATATATCTTTAACGCTATTAGTTATATTATTACCTTGTGTATTTCTTTTTTGTGTTTTAAATTTATCAGCAGAAAGTCTCTTAATATAATTATCATTAGTTAATACTAAAACACAATCTTCTTTTTCAATAATATCTTCAGTAGTAATATTAGTATCAATATCTTGATATTCTGTTCTTAATGGATAACCATACTTCTTTTTGTATTCATTTTGTTCATCAATAATTCTTTTACAGATATTTTCTTCTTTAAGATCTTCAATCAATTCTTTAACTTTATTTTCTTTTTCATTTTTCTCATCAACTAGTTTATTAATCTCTAAATTAGTTAAAGAAGATAGTTTCATATCCAAAATAGCATCAATCTGGAATAAAGTTAATTTAGGAAGTTTCTTTTTAAGACTATCTCTAGCAATATTTTTATCCTTAGACTTTTTAATAATTTTGATAACATCATCAATTACATTCAAAGCCATAATAAGACCATCAATGATATGAATACGTCTCTTAAGTTTATTGATATTATATACTACTACTCTTTTAATTGTCTTCTTTCTAAATTCAATGAATTCTTCAAGAATTTTTTTAATTGAATAATAACTATACTTCTTATCATTAAGACAAACTAATTGAATCTTATAAGAGAATTCCATTTTAGTATATTTATATAATTGAGCTAAAATTACATTAGGGTCATAATCCTTTTTAATCTTTATCTCAATATTAATATCCATACCAGTAGAATGATCTTGAATATCAGAAATACCATCAATAGTACTATCTTTAATTTTATTTACAATACTATTAATTAGACCACCATCATCATTGCTAGAAGCTCCTGGAACAATTCTTGGACCAATTGTAACAAGATAAGGAATATCTTTAATAATTATTGAGCTACTTCCATTTTTATGTGTTTTAATTTCTACATGAGATCTTATTTTAATATTACCTTTACCAGTTTTATAAGCGTTTTGAATTTCAGAAGTATTACATATAATACCTCCTGTGGGAAAATCTGGTTTAAGAGTTCTTGCAAAATAATTCTCATCAGTGTCTGGTTCTTTAACAAGCTTTATAGTAGCATTACATACATCATTAATATTATGAGGTGGAATTGAAGAAACAAAACCACTAGCAATACCTAAAGAACCTTGAATTAAAAGATTACAAACCTTTGCAGGTAATACAGTTGGTTCTTGAAACATATTAGAATAGTTTGGAACAAAATCTACTGCATTATTATTAATATCATCACATAATGATAAACCATATTTTGAAAGTCTCGACTCACAGTATCTATAAGCACCTGGACAATCTCCATTAATACTACCCATATTTCCATGTCCATCAATTATTGGAATATTAATTGAAAAGTTTTGTGCTAGTCTAGTTAATGCACCATAAGCCGATGCATCACCATGAGGACTCCATTTACCAATAACGCTTCCTACGGTCATAGCACACTTTACATGTGGCTTATCAGGAAGACAACCATTATTATATTCATCCCAAACACAATATCTTTGAATAGGCTTCATTCCATCCCTAACATCTGCAATAGCTCTATCTTCTAACACAGATCTCATATATTTAATCATATAATCCTCTTGAAGATCTGTTAAATTAATATTGATTACTCCCATTTATTTTATTTTCCTCCTTAATTTGGCTGTTTAGTTAAAAGTATATTCTTTCTAAAATCAACATACTTAGAATTACCATTCATAAAGTTATTCATTGATTCCTCTGCTTTTTTAACATCTGGAATTTCAATTTTATAAATATTTCTTTTTTCTTTATCAAGTGTTGTATCTCTTAATTCATTAGCATCCATTTCACCTAACAATTACCTTCACATAAGGTCGTTAATCTTATGCAGTTCCCTTATGAACTTCTCTACATCACTATAGACGACTACTGAATTTCACAGTAGAAGGAGTTATTTCAAACTCGTTGAGACTATATCATCTGCCTAATATTTCAATTAGGACTAGCTCTTCATTTCCCTGCCACTTGGAGGTACTCTACTCCCTTCATCAACTATTTTTAATAGTCTATGGTTTCGATAGTCGTTGCACATTTTTATTAGCACAGGATTGTCTTAATTTATAATATTAAGAGTTTCCCTGTTTAGAAGAGTTTTCTATATAATATTACTATTATATGGGGCATAGGTTTTACCCTTTAAGCGAACTCTGCTTTTAGGAGTTACTGCTGAAATGATTTCATCATAAACACTGATATTAAAAGGATTATAATTATCACTTTGATCATTATTATAATATATATCACTGAATGAAATATTATTATCATTAGCATATTTAAAGATATTATTAAAAATACTAATAATATTATTTAACGTAAAATATACATAATTTTCATTAAAGAATCCTTCATACTTTTTATCATTAAGAATAATATCATTACAACCTTTTAAAAATTTAACAATATTTTCTTTAGTATAATCATTATCTAATAAATAATTAAAAAGACTAAAAATTAATTCCTTACTAACACCAATATTATTATTGACAATCTCTTCAATATATTTAGAAATCTTATCATATTCTTCAAATATTCTTGTAAGTTTCTTAATAGTTTTAACAGGCTTATTATTTTCAATGAATTTATAATTCTTAAGAATCTTTTCATAAATATACTGGTCATATTCATACTGGTCTACAAAATATCTTTTCTTACCTTTTTCAATAATAGAATATAAAGGTGGAATAGCTATATACATATGACCTTCTGTAATAATTGGTCTCATATGTTCAAATATATAAGTTAGACCAAGCATACTAATATGATATCCATCAACATCTGCATCACATAACATTATAACTTTTCCATATTTTAAATAGTCAATATTAAAATTATCATCGATGGCATTTTTAATACCTGTTAAAATATAAGCTAAATCAGCACATTCTTTATTAGCAAGAACTTTTAAAGTATCCATACCAATAGTATTAAGCATTTTACCTCTTAAGCTATAAACTGCTTGAGTATTTTTATCTCTAGCTTCTTTTGCTGTACCAGATGCTGAACGTCCTTCAGTAATAAATATTTCATTAACTTCTGTATCTTTTGAAATACAATTAGCCAATTTAGAAAGATCACTTACAATAGCGAATTGATTTTCTCCTTTTTTCTGAACGGTCTCTCTAGCCTTTTTAGCTGCTTCATAAGCTTTAATGCTAATAATAATTTTATTACAAATATTCTTTATATCTTTTGTGTTAGAACTAGCAAAATTATCAAGAGCTTCTGAAATAAGTTTAGAAATTAATCCAATTTCTTTAGACTTTAATTTATTCTTAGTCTGATTTTCAAATAATGGATCAGGATGTCTAATACTAATAATAGCTACTAAGCCATCAGTTACATGATCACCATTAATTTTATCTAAGAGTCCTTCATCCTTTTTAGCTAATAGATTATTATTTTCTATATAGCTTTTAAAGAATCTTGTTAGAGAAGTTTTAAAAGTTGTTTCTTGAATACCTCCTTCTCTCATTAATAATGAATTACAAAAAGAAATAATATTAATACGTGATTTCTTATCATATGAAAAAGCTAATTCTACATTAAACTTAGATGTTTTATTTCTTTTATTAAATTCAACATCATTTGAGATTTTAATAGTTCTACATATTGATTCTTTAATGTTATCTTTAATATAATCATCAATACCATTAGCTGAAAGAAACTTAAATTCTTCATTAGTATCTTCATTAATTAAAATGAATTCTACATTCTTTAAGACATATTTCTTAGTTTCAAGTTCAAATTTAATAGTTTCAAAATCAAAATTAACTTCTTCCATAAAATCTTTATTAGGTTCAATATAAACTTTAGTACCAGATGATTTATCTGAATCACCAGTGCATTTTAATTTAGTAATTGGAAGACCATTACTAAATTTCTGAATATAATGTTTATTTTCTCTAACACTTTCTACAATAAATGATTTTGATAGTGCATTTACTGCAGTAGTTCCTACACCATTTGTACCAGCAGACGCTGAATATTCATTATTATCAAATTTACCTGATGCATGGAGCGTACAAAATGCTTTTTCAATAGCTGTAGGCGGAATACCACGACCAAAATCTTCTACTGAAGCAGAACCTTTTTTATTAGAGATTTTAATAATAATTTTATTACCAAAACCATTTAAACATTCATCAATAGAATTATCCATTAATTCTCTAATTAAATGAGTACAACCTTCCATTCCAATATTTCCGATGTACATAGTTGGTTTATTCTGAATATTTTCTGGATATTCATAAACCTTAATTGAATTTTCATTGTAATGATTACTTTTATTCATCATTATCCTCCTTAATGAATTTTATTAGTGTTTTTAACACCATTTAAATAATATATAAATAAAAAAGAGCTAAGTAAAATATTTGATTAATATTTCACTTAGCCCTAATTAATTAAAAACCACAATCAAGTACTCTTAATTGAGCTTCAAGATCATTTAACTTAAATTCGAGATCATCTAATTCTTCTTTAACACTTTCATCATTATCTTCATATCTTCTCTTAAGCTTTTCATACTTTTCAAAGATTTTATTATATTCAGATACAACTTTATTATACTTAATATTCTTTCTAATTCCATTTAAAGCATATAATAATGCAATAATTAACAATACTAAAATTACCTTAAGCATTTTATTAATCTCCTTTTTTATACTAAATTATTTCTACTTTTATGACGAATATTTTTCTTAGGTTTATTATTTTTATTTTCAATTCTATCATCTCTATCTTTTAAGAAAGAAGGCATGATAGTTCCAATAACTTCATCATGAATCATAATAATAAATTTATCAAATTCATTTAAATCATCCTTTTTAATGATATTTTTATATAATGATTCAACATACTTTGAAACATATTCTTTAAGAGTCGTTTTTCCTAAAACTTCTTGAGGGAATTTATACATTTT